TCAGGGTATGTACAACGCCGAAGTCCCCCGCCTGCATCAACAGAATCGGGAGATGGCAAACCGTGTACAGCAGATGGAACAATTGCTTGCATCACTGTCCGCACAGCAGGCGAACGCTCAGCCGCAACAGGTTGTCGAAAAAATTGTTACCGACAAAGATGTTGAAGAATACGGCGAGTCGCTTGATGTGATGCGCAAAGTGTCCCGTGAGGAGTTACTCCCTATGGAACAACGCTTTGCGCAGATGGAGCAGATGTTTAGGCAGATGCAAACTAACGTGGTGCCACAGGTGCAAGCCGTAGCGCAACGTCAGCAAGTATCCGCAGAGCAAGGGTTCTGGGCTGAACTGACCAGTATCGTCCCCAACTTTCGCCAGATTAATGACAACGACGCATTTCAGTCGTGGTTGTTGGCGGCTGATCCGTTGACGGGCATTACTCGCCAGACCTATCTCGACGATGCGCAGCGTTCGCTTGATGCGGGGCGCGTTGCTAATTTCTTCCGCGCTTGGTTAGAGTCTACTGGACAAGCCACAGTTGCTCAATCCACTGGTCGCGCTCAAAACTCTGAATTGGAAAAACAGGTTACCCCCGGCCGTTCAAGAAATACTGGGACACCTGCGTCTGCCAATCAAGGTAAAATGTATTCGCCGCAAGACATCCAGAAATTTTTTAACGATGTCCGAACCGGTAAGTACAAAGGCCGAGAGCCAGAGCGTGACCGAATCGAACGCGATATTTTTGCTGCACAGCGAGAAAATCGCATCCAAGCTAATGCCTGATTAAAGGAGTTTCACCATGTCTTACCCCGTTTCCCCCGGCCGTCCCAATTACAGCGGTAACTTTATCCCTGAGATTTGGTCTGGCAAACTGATCGAGAATTTCTACGACGCCACCGTGCTCGCAGCAATTTCGAACACCGACTATGAAGGCGAGATTCGCCAGTACGGTGACACTGTAAATATCCGCACCACACCGGAAATTACCATCCGCGACTACGTAAAAGGTCAGACCTTGGTCGTAGAAAATCCGGACAAGCCCAAGCTGCAACTTCTCATCGACAAAGGCGAGTACTTCTCCTGCGTTGAGGATGATGTGGACAAGGTTCAGTCGGACATCAACTTGATGGATACTTGGTCAAAGGACGCTTCTGAGCGTATGAAGATCAAGATTGACCAGCGCGTGTTGACCGACATCCTGCCCGGTATCGTGGCTGCTAATAAAGGCGCAACCGCTGGTGAGCAGTCTGCCTCGTTTAATCTCGGCACAAGCGGTGCTCCGCTGACCGTGACCAAAGACGGCGCTTCTAGCACCACCTCTGTTGTTGACTTGCTTGTTGACCTTGGCACTGTGCTGGACGAAGCCAACGCCCCTGAAGGTGATCGCTTTGTGGTTATTCCTGCCAAGATGGCTGGTTTGATCAAAAAGTCTGAACTGAAAGACGCTTCGCTGACTGGCGACAGCATGTCTATCGTGCGCAACGGTCGTCTGGGCATGGTTGACCGTTTCACGATCTACGTGAGCCACAACCTGAACGTGTCTTCGGGCAAGTACAGCATCGTCGCCGGTCACAAGATGGGCTTCACGTTTGCATCACAGATGACAAACATGGAAACCATCCGCTCCGAGTCAACCTTCGGCAACATTATCCGTGGCTTGCAAGTCTACGGCTATAAAGTTACCAAGGGTGAGGCTTTGGCTCAGGCTGTTGTCCAGTTCTAAGTCGTCCCAACACACTTAAAGGAAATTAAAATGGCTGCATATACTGACTCGCTTGGGTTCAATAAGGGTACCGCTGCGTACCCCGCGAACGTCACTGACATCTCTAAGTTTGAAGTGACCTTGGACTTTGCCCTAATCGTTGCTGCTCGTTCTGCTGCTGGTGCTACTGCACTGGCTGCTGCTGACACGCTGCAAGTGATTTCTCTACCCGCTGGCTCCATCGTTTTGTCTGCGGGCGTGAATGTAACGACTGCGGAAACTACCAACACGACTGCTACCTTCGACCTCGGCTTCACAGGCGGCTCGCCGTACGCTGCAAATGCGTATGCCAACGACGTCGCTTCCAACGCCACTGGCCTGAAAGCGGCTGATCTTGCAAACCCATCCGTTGTAGTTACCGCCGACACGATTGATCTTCTAATCAACACCGCTGTCCCGACTGACTGCGTGGTGAAGGTTTTTGCTATTGTCGCTAACGCTAACTAAACCTCGTGGGGGCTTCGGCCCCTACTCTTAAAAGGAGAAAATCATGGGTGTTTATAGTGGTATAGCACAAGACAATGTGACCATTAACAGTGGAACAGCAAAATTGCAAACTGTGACTGTGACTACCGGTGTTCGCATGGTAGTCACAGCCGTTGCTGCTGCGGGTACAAACCAAGCTACTGCGGCTGCATTGGCTGAAGGTTTGAATGTTGTTTCCGCTGCTGACGGCACAAAAGGCGTTAAATTGCCTACCGCCGTTGCTGGTGCAACCGTAATTGTTAAAAATACCGCCGCTGGCGCGTTGCTTATCTACCCTGCTACCGGAGCAGCGATTAATGCAATTTCAGCAAACGGTTCGTATAGCATTACAAACCTTACCAGCACTATGCTAGTTGCGTCATCTGCAACTCAATGGTATTCTGTACCTTTAGTTGCTTCGTGATGTAGATTACAGGGGGCTTCGGCCCCTTGTTTTTAGGAGTTAAGGATGCCAGTTAACCTAACGGGTTCAACAATTGCTAGTACCTATGATCAACTGATTCACGTTGATGACGGCCCGACGGCTACTGAAAAGATAGTTTATAGCGGCACGGGAGTAGCAACGGCGCTAAAAATTAGCACTCTGTCTGCCTCGGTAGACAATATTCGTTTAGATGGCAACACCATCTCTACACTTGACACCAATGGAAATCTTGTGCTAGCCCCCAACGGTACAGGTTCAGTTACTGCGTCCAAGGTTGCCATCACAGGCGGCACAATCACAGGTATTACCAATCTTGTTGCTACGGGCGGCACGATCTCAGGTGTTACATTTACTGGCTCGTTTACCGGGCTTACGTTGATTGAGTCTACGACGCTGGCAACGAGTGCCGCAGCAGCAGGTTGCAATCTTAGCGGCAGCACGTTGGCCGCAGACGGTACAGACACCAACATTAACATCAACATCACACCCAAGGGTACAGGCCAGACTCTTAGCTCCGGCAAGATGGGTTACCCCGCTGGCACGGGCGGCACTGTAACTCAAGCAACAAGTCGCACCACTGGTATTACGCTCAACAAAATTACAGGCGAAATTGTTCTATTTGCCGCTGGCATTGCTGGGCACGATGCAGATGAATTTGTACTAACCAATAGCACCATTGAAGCAGATGATGTTATTATGCTGTGCATTAAAAACGGCGGCTCGTTAGCAGCAGGCACACGCAAATACTACGTTACGCAAGTAAATACAGTTTCTGCGGGAGCATGTACTATTTCAGTAGGTAATATTAGCACTGGGGCTATAACCAGTGAGAGTCCAACTCTTCAGTTTGTTGTACTGAAAGGAGCGGTGGCGTAATGGCTAAGACACCAGCATGGCAGCGCAAGGAAGGCAAAGACCCCAAGGGCGGGCTTAATGCCGCAGGACGTGCGTCCTACAACAAGGCTAATCCGGGTAAACCCGGGCTAAAGCCGCCGCAACCTGAAGGTGGGTCACGCAAGGATTCGTTCTGCGCCCGCATGGAAGGCATGAAGAAGAAGCTGACCAGCGCCAAGACAGCCAACGATCCCAACAGCCGGATCAACAAAAGCCTGCGGGCTTGGAACTGCTGACATGGCGACTAAACCTAAATCTAAGTCTACAGTTAATGCGGCTGGCAACTACACCAAGCCGGAAATGCGCAAACGCATATTTAACAGCGTCAAAGCTGCCGCAGTGCAGGGGACTGCCGCTGGGCAATGGAGCGCCCGCAAAGCACAACTTGTTGCCAAGCGATATAAAGACGCAGGCGGAGGTTACAAATGAGCAAAACATCAACCCACTATTTGCCAGATGGTAAGGTCTACAAAGGCCCGATCCACAAGGCTGGTGGTAAGCCGATGACGGGCGCAAAGCACACGCCAACCAGCAAGGTGCTCACGCATACGCCCCCTAAAAAGGTAAAGAAGTGAAACCCCCACAACAATCCCTAAAAGATTGGGGCACTCAAAAATGGAGAACCAAAAGTGGTAAAAAATCTAGTGTCACTGGTGAACGATATTTGCCAGAAGCTGCGATCAAAAGTCTCAGCCCTGCTGAGTACGCTGCAACGACCAAAGCCAAGCGGGCAGGAAAAGCCGCCGGAAAACAATTCGTAGCCCAACCCAAAACGGTTGCCGCAAAAACCGCAAAGTATCGTTAACTTAATTAAAGGAATTTGATATGCCCGCAGCCGCACTTGCCTTCAGCCCTCTGGGCCT